GATTACGATCCAACCCGAAGACTATAATCTTGCTGATCTGGCAAAGGGATTGGAACATGCTGCATCTCGCTTTATGCCGAAGACAGCTAGAGCGTTCAAGATGTCGGCTTCAATGATGGAATATGCGTGGAAGTCGATGGCTCAGAAAATATTAGACAGTTCGACTGGGGCGTATGCTCGAAGCATAAAGGTAAGAATGCTGACACCGTATCAATATGAAATCTATACTGATCATCCTCTAGCAACAGTTATTGAAGAGGGAGCTAAAGAGTATGATATGAAAAAGACGCACCCTTATGGGAAGCAGTCGCGTGTTGTGAAAAAAACAGTAAAAAGAAAAGGAAAGACTATTCGTAAAGCAGGTGATCCTTATTTGATAGTTCCTTTTCGACAAGGGGCTCCGGGTGCGCAGAGGCTGGCTATGCCTGAATCTATATATAAACAGCTTCGTCAGATGATTACGAAAGCTGTTTTTACTGAAAGCGAAGTCGCGGTAGCTCCAAAGAAAAGTAAAAAAGTAGAGCCCAATTATCGAGGTGAGTTGATACCGAGAGCAATATATAATTGGGGTGATAGATTACGTGATGCAGGGATGGACCGGCTAGAAGGTATGATGGTAATGGATGTACCGTCCGGTAAGAAGGAATCTCGAAGTGAATATCTAACCTTTCGTGTAATTAGTGTCAATTCTCCGGCGCATAAGTGGATTCAACCTGCTAGAAAGGGACACCACTTTACCGAGAAAGTAGTTGAAGCCACGGAAGAGGCTATACAGGAATTATTGGCGAGGTCTTTCTCGAAGGATTTAGGAGTAACGTAATGGCAAAGTATGTTGTCAATATTGTTCCAGATGTAGAAGACATTTTGCTAAACTCTTTACAGGAGCATCTTTTTGGGGAAGTCCATTTTAAAGATATCTATGCTAACTTTGGTAATGTGAGAATCAGTGCAGTGCATCCCTTTGCTGTATTACTCGAACAGCAAATACTTAATAGTACTGTGAAAGTAAGTTTGTTTCCTTCTGTTACTCTGATTGAGAATACTAGCAATAAAAACCCATCAATCCCGCATTTAATACAATATAAGGATGTAAAGATAACCTCCGCAGAAGTAGCTGATATTACAAACAATCGAGATAAGTACATTATGTCAGATGCAGATTTGGCAATTCTAGATGCGGCGACTCAGGGAGAAAACTATATAAATGCTAAAGGCACTACTACATATCTTCGAGGTAACTTCATAGCTGAAATCTGGTCAGAGAATCTAAAGGTAAAGAATCGTCTGTTTGATGTTGTTCGTAATTTTGTTTTGGGAATGTGGCGATTTAAACTAGTAGAAGACCATAACATTAAATTGTCAGAGGATATACAAGGGGAGAAGAGCGGCATTTACAATTACGATTTTAGCAAAGTTTTATATGGAGCTATATTGAAGTTTGATGCTGATTATGTTACTATTCAATATGTAGCAGACACAGCATTAGATGACTTGACGGGAATTATTCATACGGAAGCGGAGGTAAAACATAGTGGCTAAAGCGATAAATAAGAAGAAAGTAGTTATTGAGAATAAAGTTCTAATGGAAGTACAAGAGCCATCAGTGGTAAAACCACAGGTGGCAAAGATTCATTTGACCAAATATTTTGTACTACATTCAATGACTATTATGCAAAAGGCTTTTCTAACTGCTTCATCCTTTCGTGCAGAGATGCATACAGAGGTGGGGTGGGAAAAGATAATCAGTAACGCGCTCAACAGACGAGTTGAGTAAGCGAGGAGGAAACAATGGGAGTTAGACCAGCAACATTTCAAAGTGGGGGTTTACTAAGCCAACACTATCTTCCTGGAGCATATTCTCGGCTAGACTTTGTTAAAGGAACGGGTGGATTCGTAAGTGCGGCCAATGCAGTAATATTTGGAGACTGTCGGGGTGGGGAACCTAATAAGATATTATGGTTTACTGGTCCGGCTGATGCTGCAAATGTTCTCCGTGATGGCCCTCTTCTGGATGCTATACGGCACGCATTCAGTCCGGGGGGTGGTTTAGTACCACAGGTAATTGGAGGATGGCGTGTCAATCCGGGGACTAGAGCTTCAAGAGAATTTGTCGAAACTGCTACGAACATGATCGATGCGTTTGCATGGGATTATGGACTGCATACAAACCAACTGAAAAGCAAACTGGAAGCAGGTACAACAGGAAAAAAGATGACGCTTCAGTTTCAAGAAAATGAGGCTGAGGTAACGGACAATATCGAGAAAGCGAGTTTGGAGATTCAGTATACTGGTTCAGGTACGGCTTCAATGTCCATTACAAAGACTACGCTAGACTGTACTGTAGCCGCTGATGGTGAAAGTATATCATGTCCATTTGCAACATTTCCGACGATTGAAGATTTGGTCAATTACATCAATGACCAGGTTAGTTGGACTTGTACTATTAAAACATCAATAAAAACTGATCCATCCTCAGAATTAGATTCTGTCGAAGTGGCAGATGTTAAGGCAGCGGCGATTACGGCATACAGTAATTTACAAGCACTTATTGATGTATTGAATGCTTCTCCGTGGATTGATGAGGCTTTGTATGATACAGCAGCAGGTACTAGAGCAATGCCGGATGTTGATACTGGGTGGGTATATTTCAGTGGGGCTCTCGATGGTGGTTATGCGGAAGCTCAATGGGAAGCATCATTGACTCTAGCAGAACAAGAGGATATCCAACTGGTAGGTGCTTCATCTGACGATGCTACAATTCATGGATTGATCAAGACTCACTGTGTAGCAATGTGTGGTGTAACTGGAAAGGCTGAAAGGCAGTTCATTGTCGGTGGTGCTGCCGGAGAAGCTGTATCAGCGGTCTTAACACGAGCAGGGAATCTTGCTTCGGAGTATGGGTTACTGGCATTCCCAGGATTCAAGCACTATGACTTCAATGATTATACCCAGACGAAAACATGGAGTCCTGCTTATTACGCAGCGAAGTTGATCGGCGCTAATGTGGCATTGGCTTTAACTGAGCCTGCTACATTCAAGGATGTTGATGTCCTTGAATGGGAAAAGGTATTGACTATACCTGAAGCTGAGGCGTTGATCAAAGGTGGAGTCTGCCCAGGTATCAAGCATAAGACCGGAAGGCTGTTGACTGGAAGAACAGTGACGACATACCAGGGCACTGATTTGCAAAGATGCGAGTTCTCGATGATGCGTGAGGCATTGTTTGTGGCTAGAGACATGAGAGAAGCCGTGGAAAACTCGTTTGTTGGTAGGGCAATGAGCAATAATTTGCTGGGTAAAATCGATGCGGTTGCATACGGGAAGCTTTCGGCATACAACGATATGGGTTTGTTTACCGGTGAGCCTCCGTATTGGGGTTATAAGAAGACAATACAGGGGGATCAAGTTAAACTCGAATACGATTGTAACTTGACTCCACCGACAAACTTCGTCTTTATAACCGGTCATAATCACATATATGTGTTTGCATCGGTATAACTTGAAGACATGAGGAGGAGATAAAATGTCAGAAAAGATGATCGCGGGTGGCGCATGGGTACAGGTGCAGATCAACATTGGTGGTGTACTATATAGTGTAGGTATGGCATCTGGCTGTTCATATGATGAGGACTGGAATATTCAACAGGCTAATGTGTTAAATCACTTGGGTCCAATTTCGTTAGATAGTCAGGGGTATACTTGCTCTGTTACACTGAGCACGTTTGTACCGGAGAAGAGCGTGGTTCTGTATGCAGATGGTGGAGAGATTACGATTGAAGACTTACTTCCTACTAGAGACGAAGTACAGCAAGATGGAAAGGGAAGAGGTTATGATCAGCTTGTTTTCTTGAATACAGCAACACAGAAAGTAATCAGAAGTTTTTCTGGTGTGGTTGTGGCGAGTAATGGAGAGCAAGTTTCACCGAATGCTTATGTGACAGAGAACATGCGGTTCTTGGCTATGCGGCGAGACAGAACACCTGCTGCTGCATAAACAAAGAGAAAATAGGGAGAGAGGAGAAGACTCATGGAAGATAAGAAAAAAGAAGTGAAGGATGATGTCCTTGC